GTTCAACCTCACGCCTTGCGATTTCAGCGCGGCAATGAGCGCACCCCCGACCGCTTTCGCGATCTTCTGTTCGTCGCTGAGGACACTGCCGTTGATGTTGATGCGGACGCCGTTCGGCAGAATCGTGCCGCTCTGATTCGGCACGTACAATTCCGGGCCTTCCTCACCGACGATGTACGGCTGCCCTTGTTCGACGGGACCGCCCGTCGCGCGGCCCGGCAGCGTGCCGATCGCATTCGCCTGATAGCCGAGCGCGGCCATGGCGTCGTCGATCATTTGCTGATACTGGTTTTGCATCGCGATCGACGCGGAGCCGTGTGCGACCGCCTGGCCGAGGTTCGACTGCGACACTTGCGCCATCACCTTGGCGAGATCCGCCTGCTCCTGCGCGCTGCCCGGTTTTCCGCCGGGAATCGTGAGTGACATGACCGCTTCGGCGTCGGAGCGCATTTGGTCGAGCGTTTCAACGGCTTTGCCCACGTATTGAGTCAGATCGTCTGAGGCGGTGTCGAGCGCGTGGCGCGCGGCGTCGACGACGGCTTGTTGCGCGTCGATCGCCGCCTGTGAGTACTTCCACCAGTTGGCTTGCATCACGTCGAGCGTGTTCTGCTCGATCGTCAGGGTCTGCTGAAGATTGGACTGCAGGTTCTTCGACAGCGTGGCCTGATTGACGCCGGCGTTCGTGACCATCTGCTGATAGCGGGATTCCACGGCGTCGATGAACGCCTTCCAATCGTCCTCGGATCCCTGAAACTTCGCGTACTGGTCGTTGCGCCACTTATCGGCCGCGGCGATCAGCTTGTCGTACGCGGTCTGGCCCGTGCTGCCGATCGACTCGAAGTACTGATTCCAGATCTCCGCGGTTTTCTGGGCGTTCTTTTGCGAGAGGACGATCTCCGCATTGTTGTCTTTCAGCTCGTCGGTGAACGCCTTCACCTGACTGGCCGTCAGCCCGAAGATCGTCGCGATGCTCTGCATCGACGCGCCTTGCGCGAGCAGCGCTTCGATCACGGTGCGCGTGCCCTGATTCATCTGCGCCAGCGTGTCCTGGTAGCTGGTACCGACGGTCATCAGGTCCTGCCAGGCCTGCTTCTGTTTCTCCAGCTCCGCGCGCTGCTTCGCGCTCAGCACGATCACGTCATCGGTCGCGGCGCCGACACCCTTCAGCGCATCGCCGTGTTTCTTCGCGGCGTCCGCGCCGTCGTTTTCCGCGGCCGCGGCGTCGACCATCGCCTGGCGGATACCATCGAGCGTGGTGTGATACTTCGCGGTCGTCTGATCGACCGCATCCTCCGCGGCTTTCGCGTCCTGCAGCGACTTGCCACGCGCGTCGATCGAGTCGTTGACTTGCGCGATCTGCTTGTCGAGGTCCGCCAGCTTGGCGGTCGCTTCGCTCGAGGGATCGATCAGCGAGTTGATCCATGTCCCGGCGCGTTCGGCCTTCAGCTGCGCGAGCGTCACGTAATCGATCGCTTGGGCGACGTCGCCAAAGACGACCTTCGCCGCTTCCCATTCCTTCGCGATGACGCCGCCGGTCGTGATCGTCGCGTCTCCGAGATCCAGAATCTTGATCGCACCCTGTTCGATCAGTGTGGTGACCGCCTTGATCAGATTCTGCTGCGAGCCGCCGAAGGCATCGGCCAGTGCTTTCGCGATGGCCTGGTAGCCCGCCTCGAGCACCGGCGACTGGGCGATCGCCTTACCGAGATCGTTTGTGAAGTTCTGCCAGGCAACGCGCGCTTGCTCCACATGATCGTCGAGGTTTTCGGTCTGCTCACCGAGCCGGCCGAGGCCGGCCTGGACGGCCGCCAGGACGGTCTGTTGGTCCGCGTACGTCTTCTGCTGCTGCGTCAGTTCGTCGCGCGATTTGTCGAGCGTGGCCGCATAGCGATCCTCCGCGGCGGTCAGATCGATCTTGCCGGTCAGCTCTTGAATGCCGCGGACGCGACCCGTCGTCATGGCATCCGTCAGCGCGTTAAAGGCCTCGGCCGTGTCTTTGCCAGTCGCCTTCGCGAGGGCGTACGCCCCGTCCGACAGCAACCCGAACTGATCGCCCGTCAGCTTCACGCCGGCGGTCAGCGTCTGATTGACCTGCGCCATCAGATCCATGTCGCTGACGGTGCCGTGTACGCCGTCGCGCAGCCGGCCGATCAGCGTGTCGGCGAGCAGCCCGGCGCCCTCGGTCAGATGTGAGAATGCCTCTTGGATGTCGCCGAACTTCGCGCCCGCCATGACGATCTGCGGGAGCGCTTCCGCGGCGCTCAGCGCCGTCGAGGCGATCTTTTCGAGGAGGTCGACAATCAGCTGGCCGCTGACGATGGCCGCGGTCATGTTTTGCGCGGCGGTTACAAAGCTGCTGCCGAGGCCGTCTTCCTTGTTACTCGCGGCGGCCGCGGCGTCGGCGAGCTTTTGCAAGTTCTCGGGCACGTCCAGCCCGAGTTTCTGCATTTTCGCGACGGCCTCTTGTGCCTTGTTGCCGAGGCTGGTGAGCTGCTGTTCGGTGAGCGTGGACGCGCCGCCGACTTGCTCGACGGCTTCCGCCATCAGCGTGGCCTGCTGAATCAGCTGCCGGCCGCTGAAGTTGTCGACCATCCGATTCAGCTTGGTTTCGACGTCCTCCGCGCCCTTCGAAAAATCGGCGAGCGCGACGTCGGCCTTATTCACCGCATCGGTGAACGTCGAAAAGTCGGCAGCGAATTTCGCGGTAACGCTCATTGATCGTCCGCGTGCTCAAGATGGTTCAGCCACGCCACGAGCTCGGAATAGATCTCGGGCGGCAGCGCCAGCAGCTCCGCGTAGGTCCAGTGCATTACCCGGCAGATGGCGAGGTCGGACCTGATTTGGTCACGCCATCCCGGGAGTTTTTTCGATCGCGCCGCTCCCGCTCCCCCACGGCTTCATGCGCATCGATCGCGTCACGGATCTCGCTCGAGGTTTCCAGATCGAGGTTGTCGAACGCCGCCGGCGTAACGGGCGCTGGCTCGCCGTTCGGCATCGTGAACGACCAGCCGAGAATGTACGCCGTCATCCGCGCGCGCACGATCAGCGTCGGATCCAGCTCCGATCGGTTGTCGACGGCGCGCCGCATCGACGCGAACATCTCGCGCTGCTCGCCGGCGTTCAATTCCGCCTTGACGTCCAGCCATTCGTCGCCCGGCAGCGGAATCCGCACGACGCGACCCTGCACGAAGGGACACCGACCCATGTCAACTCCTCTTTTAGAACACGCCGCGGTACTGGCGATACGCCTGACCGTAGGCGTCATAAATGCCGGCCGGCGTCGGCGCCGGCGCCGGCGCCTCGAGCTTCCCCGCGCGATCGCGTGTCGGCATCCCGAGCTGCGCGAGCAGATACGCACCCTGCCGTTGCGCCGAGACGATCGGCCAGTGCCAGGCGCCGAACTTCGTCGGCACGACCAGGACGAGCGGCGACTGCGCCAGCTTGAAGTCATCGCCGTTCGCGATCGCCGCGCTCACGGTCCACCGCAGCTGCTTATCGCGATGGACCGTGAAGGTGCAGACATCCGCGGCCGTGTAGTGATGCCACATGATCCGGCCGCGGGTGCCGCTGGCGTGGAGCTCGCTGCGCTGCGGCACGGACGATTTACGCGGCCTTCTGCAGCGGCGGTTCCGTCGCCGCCCGCAACGTCGACGCGAACGTCCAGTTGCCGGCCGCGGTCCAGTTGCCGGTGACCGCCACCGCGCCCGTCGACTTGACGTCGATCGCGGCGTCGAGCCAGGCGAGGCCTTGCCAGAAGATCGTCGGCATCAGACTCGTGGGGATCAGTTCGAGCGCCACGGCGACGTTGCCCATTGCCGCTTCGAATACGCTCAGTTCGTCGGTATCGAACCAACCGCCGATCGTGCCTTTGTAGTCCGGCAGACCCTGCACGTAGATCTTGTTCGTGTCGCCGAACGCGGTGACGTCGGCGCGATCGCGCGCCATGTTCAGCGTCCACGCGTTCATCGACGCGATCAGCGCCGTCGTGGCGCCGCCGGTCGGGTCCATCTTGATCTGGCCGTGAGAACCGTGCTGCCGATTCATGCGCGTACTCCTTTGGTTGCCGGCGTGGGCGCCGCCATCACTTCATACAAACCGCCGCGATGTTGCCAGCGCAGATCCGGCATCACCGTATCGAGCTCGAGGTACCGGATCGGCTCACGGCGCTGCACGCACATCACGACGTAGCCCGGCACGGCGCCAGGCGCGAGCCGGGCTTCCAGTCCTTGCAGATCCTCGAAGATGCGCAGCGCGGCGGTCTTGCTGTCGGCCGCGTTGCCGTTCCGCAGCACCGACTTGACGAGATAGACCGGCTGTTCAAATGCGACGTCGCCGAATTCGCCTTCGTCGTGACCGGCCTGCAGGTTCACGATCACATAGCGCGAACAGTTCGGCCCCGCCGCGCCGTACCACACGCCGTCGGTCGCGATCGCCATCAGCGCGTTATCGGCCAACAGCGTATTGATGATCAGCGCGTCGAGATCGCTGCTGTCGCTCATGGCAAGGTGCCGATGACGTCAAAGCCGGCTTCCTCAACGATCGCGATCAGGTCCGCGTACATTTCGCGGCGTTCTTGCTCCGCAATCCCGACCAGCCCTAGGTTGTAGTGCGCCGGCTCCGCACCCCGGTTGAATCCTTTCTGCGTTTCCCGGACCTGCGTACCGAATTCCCAGAGATGCGCCACGGGCGATGCGCTGACGACGATCGCCGACATCGAAAACTTCTGCACGGAGACGCCGGCGCGCAGCTCCCCCGTCTTGTCGGGATACGCCGCGGTCAACCGGTCCGCCGTCGTCTGGGCGGCGCCATCGATCGTCGTGGTCGCTTCAGCCTCGAGCTGCGCCGGCAGCGCGCGCAGCGCCGCACGGAATTCGTCGAGGCCCTCCCACTGCAGCGTTACGCCCATGACCGCGCCTCCGGAATGACGCCGTGACAGTCCGTGCAGTACACGACCGACCCGCTGAAGGGTTGATTCTTCAGCGGCTTCGGGACCGCACAGGTGCAGAAGATTTTCGGCGGATACCGCGGCGGCGTCACGGCGTGACCTCCTCGCACGTCAGCACGAGCTCGACGTTGCGCTCCTCGACGTTCTCCACTTTGTCGACGTGCAGGATGCGCCCGAGGTACAGGATCCGCGTCTGCGACGTGACTTGCGGGTGGAACGGCATCCGCACCGTGCGCCGGACCGTCGTAATCACCGCGCTCGCGGCTTCGCGCTCGCCCTCGCGCAGCGCCGTTTCGATATGCACCCACGCGTTCGGCGGCGAGAGGTCGACCCACGTCTGCGTATAGCCACCGTCGCCGTCGGGCACGTTCGGCCCGGGGTTCTGCAAATTCACGCGGCACTGCCGCGCGCTGATTCGCGGCTGCGTGCCGATGATGCCGGCGGTCGACTTGCCAACCGCGGGACTCATGCGACGCTCACCGCGATGTAGCTGTCGAGCAGCTCTTTGTAGCCGTACGGAATTTCGACGACGGCCGGGTCGACCGTCGCCAGGTCACGACCGAGGGTGGCCAGATGCGCCGTGAGCAGGCCGACGAGCTGCAGCGGGATCGGATCGATCGACGCGACATCCGGCCAGCCGGCATCCAGCGTAATGACCCACGGCAGCGCGTAGTTGCGGCCCGTCGGCCACTGCTGCCCGCGGTTCAATACGATCCGGCCGCGCGCCACGTCGACGGTGTAGACAGCGGGATCGACCGTCTGCACTTGCCCGGTCGCATCGGTGTACGTGATGGACGTAACGTGCTGCAGCGGCCGGCAGCGCTCCGGCAGTTCGGTGATCCAGCCGAGCGTATCGGCGTAGGCTTCACGCGTTTGCGTCAGCAGAGATCGGCCGGTGTCGAATTCGACCCGTGCGCGCGCCGTCTGAATCCACGCGAGCATCAACGCATCGCGCGGATCGCCGTCCAGCCAATCGAGGTTCGCACGCAGCTTGCCTTCGTCGAGCGTCAGCGGTTCGACGGTCGGCGGGACCGTGACGATCGACGTCAACGGCTCCGGCCAGGTCGTCTCTTGCGGAAACCAGTACCACATCAGCGCTGCACCATCAGAATCCACAACGCCCACAGCTCGAGGAGCGCCAGCGCGATCAGCGCGGCGCGCATCGTCATCGCTTCGTCGGCCGGCGATAGTCTTTCGTCGACACCGGCTCAGCGACCTTGACCGTCGGCTCGCCGCCCGGCGTACTCCGGTTGCTGTTCCCCGGCGCCGTGCTCGCGATTCGTGCATCGCGCGCCGGCAGTTGCACGGACATGACGGGTTCGAATGTCTGACATGAACATGCCGGCGCACCGCAGATCGGACACGCAGGCGGTCGTCGTCCCCACATACCTCGCCTCCCGATTGCGAATCGATCGGCGCCACTCCCCTGCGGCGCCGATCGATCGCGTCCGCCCTCAGTTGAGGCCGGTGACTTCACCGAACGCCGCCGGCCGATAGACGCACAGTGCGAGGCGCTCTTCGCCGCGGATCGCCACCAAGTTCTTGATGAAGAAATCCTGGTGCGAGTTGCTTGCCTCGACCCGGACGCCGCCGCGCCGGAAGATTTGCGACATCGTGCGGAAGGCGCCGACGAGCGACGTGCCCGCCGCCATCGCCGGCGTAATCGCGCCCGGCAATCCCCACAGCTGCGGACCTTGTGGCATCGCCCACGGTCCCGGGCCGTAGTAGTAGCCCTGCGCGTTTTTGGCGAGCTGCACCGTTTGCCAGTTCGCCGGATTCATCACCCAGGCGTCCGGCATGATGAACACGGTGGTCGCGATGGTCTGCATCTGCTTGTACATCGCGTCCATGTTGTTGTCGGTGCCGCGCGGATGCGCCGGCGTCAGGCCCGGCGTGTTGAGGAAGCCGAGCAGATCCGGCGCTACACCGTCGCCGTTGAGCAGCTGGTCCTCTTCCTTCAGCGAGAGACCCAACCGCAACCGCGCGTCGATGTAGGACGCAATCTGCGCAACGTCCTCCAACATTTCTTCTGTGACCGGCAAGAAATGAGCGATCTTACGGACCGCGCTCGTCGCGGCTTCGAAGATCAGCGCGCTTTCCGGTTTGGCCGTGCCTTCGGCCACCGGTGCCGCGGCGTTGGTGAACGTCTTTTCCCGCATGAACTGAATGACGTTGCTCGTCGCCGTGCCTGGCGCGATCAGATCCGCCACGACCACGCGCCGCTGCGGCAGCGGAATGATCCCGGGCAGGATCTGCGGCGGAATCAACGCGCCCCCGCTCGCCGGATCCTCCGTGAGCGTCGTGCCGTACAGCGTGATCGTGGCGTCGGCGCATTCGATCGACGGCGAGCTCCAGTTACCCGATCGTCGGTGCGCGCCGCTCGCCAGCCACGCCTTGTATTCGGCGCTCTGGACGAACTGCTGTCCGATGCTGCGCCGATCGCGGCGCGGGATCCCGTCGTCGCCCGCCGGCGTACGCGAGGCCTGTCCGCCCGTGATCTCGTTGACCCGCGCGAGCAGCGCATCGTCGCTGCGCATGCCGTCGATCTTTTTCTGAACGGCTTCGGCGTCGGCGAGGATGCTGTTGATCTCGGCGCGCTCCTCGTCGGTCATCGTGCGTCCGGTGACCGCAGGTGCCGTGGCCGTTGCCGGCGTCACGACATGCGCCTCACACGCGCGCCCGATTTCTTCGATACGCTTGGAGGCCTTCGCCTTCAGCTCACGAAGCTGCGTTTCCAGCTGCGGAAGTTTCATCGTGCTATCCCTTGAGTCCAAGTTCGAGTACTCGCCGTTCGAACTGTGCTACTTGCGCGGCGGCAGTCGTGCGCGGCTCCTGGCCGGTGGCCGTCTGCGACGGCTCCTGCGGCGTGGCTGCGGCCGGCTGCGCGGCGGCAGGCGTCGGGCTGACCGTCGTCATCCCCGTCACCCGCGCGAGCGTGTCATCCATCGTGTCGATGCGGTCGACCAGGCCGGCGCTCAGCGCCGCCTCGGCGGGCAGCGTGCGCCCTTCGCCGTAGCCGGTGCGGATCATCTCCGCGGTGACGCCGCGCCCTTTGGCGACGTCGGCCGCGAAGCGCGCATACGACTGATCGATCAGACTCTTGAAATGCAATCGGGCTTCGGGCGACAGTGGTCCGCCGTCCGCGCCCTCACCCTTGTAGCGGCCCGCCGCGAACAGCTCCCGCTTGACGCCCTTCTGCGCGAGCGCCGCGGAGATATCGTCGTACATCGCGTAGACGCCGATCGAGCCGACCATCGACGACGGCGAGGCCACGATCTCCGTGGCGCCGGCCATCGGCCAGTACGCCGCGGACGCCATCAGGTGATTCGCTTGCGCGATCACCGGGACCTTGGTCCGCGCGCGCATCACTTCGCGGGCGAATTCACTGGCGCCGGCGACGTTGCCGCCCGGGCTGTCGACGTCGAAGACGATCGCTTTCGTCTTGGAGTTATCGAGCGCATCGCGCAGCTGCGCGGTGAGCTGTTCGAACGTCGTACCGCCGGAGGCCTTCGTAAACAGATTCATCCGCGGCGCGATCACGCCGCTGATCGGAATCACACTGACGGTGCCGTCGCCGTTGCGGCGCTGCAGCTCGCGCGTGCCGCGCAGCTCCGCGGCGGCGGCCAGCAACGCCGGGTCCGTTTCCTCGCCGGCGAGCCGCTGCGCGAGAATCTCCGCGATGATCGCGCGCATCCCGTCGGTGACCGCCCACGGATGTTCGAGCGCGAAGCCGATGACGTGCTCGTACCGGACTACGCAGTCGCGCATGGCGGAATCTCCCGCGCGGCGCTGAAGGCATCGCCGCCCTCGAGCAGCCGCCGATAGGTCTCATCGGTGATCGTGGCGGCGTAGTCCCACGCGCGCCGGCCGAGGATCGGGGTCAGGTCTGTCGCCAGCTCCGCGGTGCAGCGGGTCGGGTTCAGCGCTTCGGCCCGCGCGACCGCCGGCAGCTTCGCCAGACGGCGCGCCTGGCGGTCCAGGGCGGCGCGTACGACGATGCGGACGCGCGCCTCGTCGTCGGCGCTATCGTCAGACGTATCCGCGCCTGGCGCCGCCGTGCCGGGCTGGAATTCCGGCGCCGTCGGCGCCGCCACGCCTTGCTGCGCGGCGAGCTGATCGGCGGTCGGGTCGTCGGTGATCTTCGGCAGGTTCAGCCGCGCGCGGGCCTCGTTCGCGGTCATCACTGGCCGGCCGACGAGCAGCCGAAACGCCGAGGCCTGCTCCTCGAAGCTGCCGGCCAGCTTCGCCGCGATGTTGAATTCGCAATAGACGTTCTCGGTGTCGTCGCACTCCGGCAGCAGTTGCTTTTCGATCTCCTGCTCGATCATCTCGAGGATCGGCCCGAGCGTGTCGGCGTACAGCTGCTTGTGCTGTTCCTTGATGTTCGAAAACGTCGCGTGATCGAGGATGCCGACCATCGGCAACGGAATGTGCCAGGACGAGGCGCACTCTTCGCGCGTCTGCTTGCGCGTGGAGAGGTACTCGGAATCCTTCATCGACCACGACGTCGGCTTGAACTGCATGCCGTCCTCAAGCACGGCGACGAGGCCGGCGCCCATCGGGCCGGCGTAGCGCTCCTGCCACTGCTTACGCCAGTCCTGCTTTTGCTCCTTGTTCCACTTCGGCGCGTCTTTCGGGCGCTCGATGACGCCCTCCTGCCGCGACGCATTGCGCCAGAAGTACTCGCGGTGCTCGCCGGCGGCCGCTTCCTCGTTCAGCACATGGCGCAGCGTGTACAGGTGCGAGAGGCCCATCAGTGGGCCTTCGCTGTGCACGTCGCCGAGCGACGGGTTGTAGCCGCGGAAGTACACGATCTCCGAGGGCGGAAACGAGAACGGCTCGCCGGTGTACGACTGCCAGATGAACTCCGACGGGAGCAGCCCGCCGCGAACCAGCATTTGTTGCGGCGGCAGACGGATCAGGCCGATGCGATCCGGCAGCCGCGCCTTCAGCCAGTACGCGTTGTTGTAGATCCCCATGTCGCCGATCAGGTCCTCAATTAGCCGGTAACCCGTCGAGGCCGGATTCGGATCGCTCAACCACTGTTCGAGCTGGTGACCGGCGAGATGGACGCGATCGGTGTCGGAGATACGCCGGTAGGCCTTCGGCGGCCCGAGCTGCGCGATCGCGCGCGAGAGGAAGTCGACGCAGGTCCGGACGTTCGGTTGCGAGGCGTAGATCTGGGCGGGCGATTCGGCAAGGCCGTTGAGCGGAATGGAGGCGGGACCGACCTGATACCACGGCCGCAGGTCGGTGGAGATGACTTTGAGTTGTCCGTACGACTGCACGACGGCCACTACGGAACCTCGAGAAAGGACACGTTCTCGGTGTGCACGATGATTTCGCCGTCAACGTGCTCCGGCGGCTCCCCTCGCGTCACCAGCTCGCACTGCCGCAGCGTCAGCCACGGACCGCGCGTCGACCACAACACACCCCGGATGCCTTGCGTGTGGTCGTCTTTCAGACTGACGAGCACCGTGCGCAACAGACACGGCGGACGCCACCAGAACAGTCGGAACACTGAGCGGGCAGGATCGCCGCGGTCGCGACTTCTGTCGAGTTTAAGAATTTTTTTTGGGCGGACGGTCTAGCTGGCGGCGGATGACTTCTGGCACGCTGACCTGTTGCCGGCGCGCTTCCTCGCAGAGTTGATCGTACTTCCGTGACGGCATTCGGACATTGACATTGATCGACTCATCGTCGTCGTCGAGCCGAGGGCGCCCGGGCTTCATGGCTTGAACCCTCCGACCGTCAACAGATGCACCGGGTATAACTTCGCCAGCCCGATATAACTTTCACGCGACGAGCAGATCCGGATCGTCGGCCGGCGCATCAGGCAGTAACCCCACAACCTTCCTCGCGATGATCGCGGCGACGACGGGATCGATCCGGCCCCGGCTTTTTTTCTTGACCGGGTAGATGTTGTCCTTATTGTCGCGCTGAACCACGACATTCGAAATACACCATTGCATCAACGGATGGCCGCCGGCGTCGATCAGCCCGTCGAGGACGTCGGCCTCGAAGTCTTTCGCCGGCGCGCTCATTTGCTGCATCGTCTGCGGCACTTCGACGACCGGCAGGCCGTCGCCGTCCTCGCCGGCGCCCAGCTCGTTGACGAGATTGCCGGCGTTCCACGGATCGATGCCGATCTGCTGGACGTCGAACTGCGCCGCGGCTTCGCGCACCCACTGGCGTACGACCGCTTGGTCGATGCGGTTCCCCGGATTCGTGAACAGGAAGCCGCTTTTGACCCACTGATCGTACGGCGCCCGATCGCGGTGCGCGCGCTCGAGGAGCGTATCGGCCGGCGTCAGACACCACGGCACGATCCGCCAGGACGGGCGCGCGGCCGTGGGCGGAAACACCAGGACGACCGCGGTCAGGTCGATTTTCGAGCTCATGTCAATGCCGATATAACAGGCAGCGCCGGCGAGCTCCTCGACCGACCAGGCGGACTGACCGCGGCGCCAGCCCTCGATCGACAACCACGGCTGCAGTGTGTTGACCCAGAGATTCAACCGCTTCTGTTTGAACGCGGCGGCCGCGGCCGGCATGTGGCGCGCTTTGCTGGCGAGCGCGCGGAGATCCTCCGGCTTCACCGACACGCCGAAATTCGGATTCGCTTTCCGCCACACGGCTTCCGACAGCCAGCGATCGCCGTCGGCATCCTCGACGTCGGCGTGTGCGATGAACGCAAAGAACGTGTCGTCCTCGAGCACCGCGTCGAGGATCTTGCAGGCGTAGTCGTGTTGATCGCCGCACGGTGAGACCGGATCGTCGCCGGCGGTCGTGATCTGAAAGTTCAGCGGCTGCCGGCGCGCGCCCGTCGCCGTTTCCATGACGTCGAGCAGATCGCGGTCCTTATGCTTGTGCAGCTCGTCGACGATGATCAGATTTGGATTCAGACCGTCGGTGGAATCGGCATCGGCGCCGAGCGGCACGAGTCGTTGGGCGGTGTCCTGGCGTGAGAGGCTCGCGACCAACACATCGATCCTCGAGCGGAGGCCGCTGCGTTCGACCAGGCGCTTTGCATCGTTGAAGACGATCTTCGCTTGCTCGCGCTTCGTGGCGACGGTGTAACCCTCCGCGCCTGGCTCGTGGTCGAAGAACGTCACATACAGCGCGACGACCGCGGCCTCGAGCGACTTACCTTGTTTGCGCGGCAGCTCGTTGTACGCCGTGCGATAGCGGCGCAGGCGTGTCTCGCGATGAATCCATCCAAAGATCGAGCCGAGACGAAACCGCTGATACGGCTGCAGGACGAGCCGCCGGCCGGCCCACTCACCCTTGTAGTGCCGCAGCCGTTCCGCGAAGCGATAGAACCGATCGGCGAGCGCATACACGAAGACGTACGGAAACGCCTCGGTGTCCTCGCGCTCGCGATCGCGGAGATGACGCGCGCACGCGAGCCGGTGATACTTGCCGGCCGGGATCAGGCCGGCGACGACGGCATGCGCATAGTCGTCGGGGTGCTCCATGCATCTCAGTGCGTCGGCCCGTCGAAGGCCAGATCGGTATCGTCATCGAATTCGGAGAATTCATCGCCGGACGGTCCGGGCCCCGTCGTCTTCACGCGTGAGCGGCTCGAGGGGGTCAGCCCGAGCTCGGGCCAGAGCCGCGTGCAGGCGGCGAGCGCGCCGCGCGCAATCGACAGATACGGGTTCGGGATCGGATAGCCGCTCTTGCCGGCTTTCACGACCATGCCGAGTTCGCTGATCTTCCTCGTCGCCTCGACATAGCGCGCGTACTCCAGACACAACGCAACCAGCGCGCCGCGATCGGCTTCGGTGATCTGCCGGCAGCGCCGGAGCATCGGCGCCAGGCGCCGCCACTCCTCGACCGCCGTTGCGCTGTCCTGCAGCTCGGACGGGATCGGATCGGCCTCGTCGCCGGCGACCGTGCCGAACGCGGGCGGCTGCGGCTCCTCGTCGTTCAACGGCCGCTTGCCCGGATTGCCCTGCAGCGCTCTGACCGCTGTCGGCGTCGGTTTACGTCCCCGCATCGTGTGGCACCCACCGGGTTTACGGCCGGCTCCGATACCTGTGGAATATCGGAGCGCCCTGTTACATACTAGGTATTCGGAAACACGTTAACTGCTTCACCGAAACGGAGATAGCGATGCGAACGAACAAGACGACGACGACGACGACCAAGACCCACACGCCGCGCAAGGCGACGACGGCGCCGCGCTGCTCGCGCTGCGGACGTCAGAACACCCACGGGAAAGACTGCCGCAATCTCGCGGCCTGCAAGAGCCGCCGGCGCCACGCGCGCCGTGCGGCCCGCGCGTAACTCAGTTACTGGAGAACGACGATGAAGAAAACGACGACCACCACCACGACGAAGCGGGCTGCAGCTCCGGCGCCGAACCCGGCGCCGGCTGCAAAGACAACGAAGTACGGCCAAGCGGCGTGCCGCGTGACGGACTGCAACGAGCCGCCGATCGGCGCGCTGGGTCTCTGCGCGAAGCATCGCGAGGACGCCCGCGAGCTGCTCGCACCCGCGAAGCCGGCGCCCGCGGTCGCTACGGACGCGAAGCCGGTCAGCAAGTCGAAGGCCGCGCAGCAGCGGAAAGCCGAGGAGCGGGCGCAGCGCGACATCGCGAGCGCGGCGGCGTACGCCAAGAAGCACGGCCTCGACACGCCGAACGGACGCGACGTCCAGCCGGAGGAAGTCGCCGCTGGCCGCACGCTGACGCAGACGGAGCTGGCCGCGGCACGGAAGCCGCCGATCGGTCAAGTCAAGAAGGCGGCGCCGCTGCAGCTCGCGCAACCGACGGGCACCAAGACGCGCGCCGCGAAGTCGACCAAGATCCGCGGCGTTGACTGGGCGGCACAGCAAGCCGCCAAGGAAGCCGCGGCGAAGCCGGCCGCGAAGAAAGCCGGCGCCGCGAAGCCAGCCGCGAAAACCGCGCACGCTGCCCCGATGGACGGCCTCTGCGCGAAGTGCGGCCGGAAGAACTCTCACGGTGGCGATTGCCGCACGGCTGCGGCCTGCGCCGCTCGCGTCAAGGAAGCGAAGGAAGCGACCAAGGGAGCGCGGGCCTAGTCCGCGCTCGTTTTCACAGGAGATACGACGATGAACGACGGAAAATTCTCGACCTTTGAAAACGCCGGTCAGCGCGCGAGCGCGGCCGGCGACACCGACAAGCCGCACTGGTTCGACGCCGCGCGGATGCTCGAGGCTGCCGCGCGCCGCATCCGCCTGGCGGCTGCCGCCGACGACGACCTCCGCGGGCGCCGGCTCTTTGAAGCCGGCGTGAACATCGAAGCCGCGATCGTGCGGTTGAAAGACGCGGCGCCGCTCGCGCAGGAAGCCCACGCCGCCGACGATCCGCACTGCAGCTGCACCGACTGTCTGGCGGCGCAGGACGGCTCTGGAGCGGAGGAGCCGGCGCCGCTCGCCGAGGACTATCCCGGCCAGCGGATCGCCGCTCCTGAGCCGAAGGGGGACGACGATGCGAGCCGCTGACCGCTGCGCCGCCGCGCTGGTCTGCCCGGAGTGCGGCGCCACGCTGACCGTCGACGCCGCCGAGACGTCGGCCGACGTCTGGCGGGCCAACCCTGGCGGCGTGCCGTTCGTGGAGCCGACGACCCGCCGCGTGCTGGTCGCCTTCTGCTCCGGCTGCGAATTCGTGCTGGAGCTGCCGTGGGGGCCGCGGTGAGCGCTGACCGCACGATCGCGGCGCTCAACGACGCCTTCCGCCTGCGGCTCGGACTGCAGACCGGCATTCCGGGCCGCACGATGATGACGCGCGCCGTAGCCGCGCTGCCGGGCGATCAGCAGCTCGCGATCCTGCGAGCCGTGCGCGCGTTCGACCGCTTTACGCCGGACAACGATCCGCATCGCGAACATGACTTCGGCCGCTTCGCCGTCGATGGCGTCGACGAGCCGATCATCTTCAAGATCGACTACTACGCCGACGACGCGATGGAATTCGGATCGGAGGACGCATCCGATCCGGCGCAGTCCTATCGCGTGCTGACGATCATGCTGGCCTCGGACTACTGATATCATTTCCGCAGCGCTCCGATACTCCCATGAAACCGACTAAGAATCGCGCCGCGCAGCAACTCGGACGCCTCGGTGGGACCGCCAACACCGAGGCGCAGAACGCGGCGCGTGCGAAGAACGCGCAGCGCGCTGGCCGTCCACGGCGCGTGTGTATCTACTGCAGAGAACCGGTGATCGGCGGGCACGTCGATCGCCGGCTCGACTCGCCGGACCACTGCGGCGCGCACGGCTGGCGCTGGCAGCATCACACCGCGGAGGAGCGGCCGACGACGGATCCCGATCCGGAGTTGCTCGCCGACGTCCTGGCCGTTCTCGAGGATGTGCCGCAGCTGCGGCGCTCCCGGCTGCTGGCGCGCGTGCGCCGCGCCGTCGCCGCGATCACGTAGGAGTTTTACCCATGTCAGAGAAAGCACATTCCCCACTTCGTACCGCGCTGCTCGTCGGCGGCGTACTCGTCGCTGCGGCCACGGTGCAACGCTTCGTGGGTGTCGACGTCCTGACGCCCTCGTTCACGAAGCCGGCGCCCGTCGTCGCACCAACGCCCGTTGTCACGACGACGCCAGCCCCGCCGGCCGTGCCGAAGGAACAGCCGCGCACTGATCCGTTTGCGACCGCGGTCTGTCGCGACTTCGACGTGCTGGCGCGCGACGTCGCCCGCCAGATCCTGACCAGCGCCGAGGCGCGCGCGGAGCTGCAGCGGATGTACCGCGATGGACAGCGCGCCGATCCCGCGATCGCGCCCGGCGTTGCGTCGAACCTCCGCTTGCTGCTCGCCGCCTATACGCAGGGCGATCCCGACGCCGCGCGCATCGGCTCCGAACGGCTGACCGTCGCCTGCGGCACCTACCGCACGCGCACAGGCGAACGCTGACGCGCTGATCATTCCGACTGTCCGCAGGCCGGCATCGCGCCGGCCTTTTTATTGCCGGTCATCGCGTGCGGATTGCGGCACGCCGCGGGTCGGACGCCGCCACGCCTTCCACGATCGTGCGGTTCAACATCGGGTGCGCATCATGCGACGGCCCGAAGTCGCTATCCGGATGCCAGGCGAACACGTCGAGGAACGACTCGCGCGTGTGGAAGCTGTGCACGACGTCGGGCGGAATCCGCCAGAACATCCCCGGCACGAGCGGCCGATCGCCCTGCTCCGTCCGGCAGACACCGGCGCCGCGGAGAATGATCCCGATCCGATCGGACGGATGCGTATGCGCCGTCTGATCGATCCCCGCCGGCAGATGCAGCAAGTTGAGACACGGCTCGCCGAGCCGCGCGGGACAGACCAGCAGCGTATCGCTGCAGCCGTCGATGTAGTTCAACCGGCCGTCGCCTTCCGCGGGTCCGCCGGCTTGCGCGAGGCCGCGGTACTCGGGCGTGTGAATGATCAGGCCGGCGCCGCCGAAGATCCGCGCGCCGCCCGGCACGACCGCATAGCAGCCCACGCCTAGCGACAGCTCGACGCCGGACCAGACGACGATCGCCAGTGACGTCGGCAGCAGGACCGCGCTGCCATACTCCGGCACGCGCGTGGCGGTGTACGCCCAGCTGCGCAGCCGGACGGCGCCGACCGGCGTCTCCGCGATGTCGACGCACAGCCGATCGCCGTCGAGTACCCACGCTTGAAATTCGGTCATCCCGGTACCCATCCTTTCGAAAACGCCGCCGTGTCTTTCGCCACGCGATCCGGCATGCCGGCGCGGTCCGCCAGGCGGTCGACTTCCTCCGGCTCCATCTGCATCAGAAAGCACACGTCCTCGACGGACTGGCCGGCCTCGAGCAGCTCGCGGACGATCTCGGCCATCTGCTTGACGGTGTGTTCGCCGCGCGCGCGGTTGTGTCGAATGGTCGACATCATCCGGTGGCTGCGATCCTTCTTGATGCGGACGATCGGCACGAGGCCCGCGGTCAGCGCGGCGACGTCGCGGTCCTCGCGCGCCACGCGCCAGCGATGCTCGCCGTCGACGATGACGAGCGCGCCCGAGCCGTCATCGAACACGACGATCGGCTGCGTCCAGCCATCCTCGAGGATGCTGATCTTGAGCAGCCGGAATTCCGGCGGCGGCTGCACGTTCGGGTTGTAGTCGTTCGCCGTCAACGCCGCGGCCGGCACCCACTCGACCAGGCTGACCGGCTGGCGATCCGTATCAGCGGTATCAGGCCTATCGCTGCGGGATGCCGCGGCGCTTGCGCTCTTGGATGGCTTTGTTGGTGATCTTCTGTTGGACGCGGCCAAACTTGTTGCCTCCGATCTTCGCGGGGATGTACAGCAGCTTCCAACTGAAGCCACTGATCGGATGCGGCTCCGCATCGGGAATCGGCGCGCCTGGCGCGCGGCGGTTGTGAATGCTGATCGCGACCCGGATCGCGGCGGCGGCTTCCTGGCGGTTGGCCGGCGGGAGCTGCTCGAGGGCCGCGAGCGTCCACTGCCGCCACGTCATGCCGACTGGCAGATCGTCGGCCTCGACACTGACGCCGTATAGCTCGGTGTTGGCGTAGCGCGCGGCGGTCGCGGCGCCCGGCACGCGGTCGACCATCTTCGCCCAGAGCTGCGGCCAGCAGGTCTTGTACGTGTGCAGCCGGCGGATCGGCTGCTCGCCGAACGGTGGCGCGCAGCGCTGCTCGTGTCGCGTGACGCCGGCGGCGTCCATCACGTCGTACGCGCGGTTGTAGTCCCACCCGAAGCGCTGCGGCGCGATCCAGACGTCTTCCGTCATCCAGTCGTAAATCGGATAGATGTTCTTGCCCCACTTGATCGCGGCCGGATTCACGAACGCCTGAAAGCCTTCCTTCGACGCGATCGCGCCGTAGCGCGAGAGGCTTTCCTGCGTCCGGATGCCCATGATGTTCGCGACGGTGCCGACCGACGACGGAAACAGCGCGCGCATCTGCTCCGCGATCCCTTTACGGACCAAGCCGTCGTACTCGGTGATCGCGAGCGGCGGGAGCTCGCGCACCCAGCGATCGCGCGCTTCGGGTTCCCACGGATACCAGTACGGCTCGCGCGTCGAGCACGCGTTGCGATGCTGAATCGGGACGCAGTACCAGCGGAAGGCGACCTCGCGCCGCTGCGCCACGCGCGCCATGTATTCGACCGTCTCGGGCGGGATCGCTTCCTCATCGAACGAGTAGACGTCGAGCGGCAGGCGCTTTTTTTCGCGCGCCATCTCCAGCGTAAGGTTCAGACAGACGGTGGAATCTTTTCCGCCGCTGAAGGCGACGGTGACGTGATCGAAGCGATCGAACACCCACGCGAGCCGCTCGAGGGTGAGCTCATAGCAGCTGCGCTCGACGTGAACTTTCTTGCGCAGCCGAAAGCGCGACGCGCGGCGCGTCACGCCGAGGCCTGCTGACGCTGGCGCCGGCGCCGGCTCGGTGTCTCGGCCGGCTGCGCGTGGTTGTCGGTCCACTCCTTCAGCGCGGACGTGAGCGCGTTCGCCGTCGTCTCAACGCCATAGAAGGCGCGAGCCGCGCGCAGCGCCGCGCGCACGATCCGTTCTTGCTCGACGGTCAGCCCGCACGAGAACGTCTGCACGTCATCGGGCGACTGCGCCGTGTCCGGCTCGCCGGCGGTTTCGGTTTCGGCGATCCGCATCACCGTCGCCGCGGCCGCTTTCGACGCCAGCTCCGCTTCCTCTTCCGGTGTCCAGAACGGCCGCAGGTCGACGCCGGCCTCGCGCGCGCCGATGACGTGTTCGGGATCCCATTCGGCCAGCTCGCCGGTGCGGTTGTCGGCGATCGCCAGGCCGCGCTTTTCGACGTCGGTCAGGCCGCGGCGCCGCACCGCGATCAGTTCGTCGGCCGCGGCGTCGATGATGCGGACGTTCGCGATGCCGGCTTCCTTCGCCGCTTCCGCCACGCCGTTACCGGCAATGATGCGTCCGCGCTCGTCGACAACGATCGAGCGCGCCGGGCCGTAATCCTTCAGCGAGCGCACGAGCAGCTCGCGACCGCGCGGCGTGCGGCGCCGCGGGTTGGTCGGGTCCGCGGTCAGCTGCCCGATCGGAACGGTCGAGCCGTCCGCGGTCCCGTTCGGGCGCCGCTTGCGGCCGGCTGAAGTCGCTTTAGCTGCCATAAAGCCTCCGTAGGATAGCCGGGCGGCGGCTGGAACGGCTCCAGGACGCGATGTCGGCCGCTCAGACGACTGGAGACCCGTCCGACCGGCCGATCGCCGCTCCTGGCGCCGTCCAGCGGCCCTCCCGACGTCTGTAGCGTTATGTGACAGTCGGCGGACGGCTGACGGATACCCCCCCACGTAATTTCGCGGTCGCATGAGCGGGACTGCAGGGCGGTTTCCCTCGGCTTGCCCGCCAGCGATTGCAGACCCCCCGGCCGGTTTCACACGTCAGCCCTTCGCCGTGTTGCAGCGGACGCAGAGCGATTGCAGATTCGACGGGTTGAGGCGCGCGCCGCCGTCGCGGATCGACCGGATGTGATCGACGCACTGCGCGCGTGTGCGCGTCCCGCGTTGGACGCAGCGACTATGCTCTGCGTGCAGCTGCCCGTCGGCGCGCTGCCCGCACCACGGAAAGCGCTGCAGCCAGGCGCGCGACTTGGCCGCCCACTGATGGTCGTAACCTCGAGCCGCGGCGGTCGGGCGTTCGCGCTCGCGTGCGTGGCGGTGGCGCTGACACAGACCACCGCCTAGCACGAGACGACCGCACCGCGGATACGGACACGGACGCGCGGGCGCCGTCGCCATCAGAGGAAACGCTCACGCGTCGTACCGCCGGCTTCGATGGTCGCGCGTACGACGTCGCCGCGCACGATGCCGTAGAACGGCAGCACATGACGCGCGAGCATCGTGGCGTAGCGGTTCACGGGTAACCGCAGCGCGGACCCATCGTCGTTGACCACGAGCACGTCGCGGAGATCCTTCGTACCGCCGATCGGCACCACTTCGATGTAGCCGCCGACGAGCTCCTGCAGCCGCGGCAGGCATTCGGGACTGGGACCGATCGACAGCTCCTCGATCGCGCCGTTGCTCCGAAGCAGCTTCGCCATCACCGTTTCTCCGTCGTCACGATGTCGAACACGTTGACCGCATCGGTCTCCACGCCGAGCGCCGACGACATCCGCACGTAGATCCGGCCGGCGCGATCGCTGTCGCCGCGGCGGTAGTACGCACCCGTCACGCGCGGGATGTATGACACTTCCGACGTCGGTCCCGCATTCACGCGATGTTCGTACTGCAGCGCCGGCGTGATCGGGCGGACGTTCGGCAGCGGCAGCGGTGACGCGAGCACATGAAACGCGGTGCAGTCGACGTTCATCGCTGTCAGACCCGGCCGCGGCTCATAGGCGTCGATCAGCGCGAGCTGCAGATCGCATAGCGCGTAGATCCAGATTGCGTGCGTCACGAGCTCGCAGCGGTTTCCTTTGCCGCCGCCTTGATGATCGAACACGTAGCCTTTCGGATTGCCGGCGTCGGGCGGAAAGATCGGTGAGTGCAGCACGCGATCGGTCTGCGGATGAGTGATCCCGGACCACGACCGCCAGGTCGTTGGCGAGTTCGGATCCGGCGTGTGCTCGTCAGCGAATTCGATCGGACTGCCGTACCACGACGCCCCGAACGACGTGTTGCCGAAAAAGATCACGCCTTGACACGTCGGCTCGTCGACGGCGACGAAGTATCCCGGATCGTCGCCGTTCGACCAGCCGTCCTCGAGCTGCGCCACGCCGTACGGCACATCGCGCCATTCCGGTGCGCCGCCGAGAGTCGCGCCTGTATTCCCGCCGATGATCCAGAACGGATGCGATCGCTGCATCGCCGACGTGAGAAAGCCAGACTTCACCTTGCCGGTGTCGAGCGTGACCGGCCGTTTGATCGCCGGCCAGAACATCAGCTGTTGCGCGTGCAGGATCGTGTGCGCCGGCAGCGCCGGATCGACGTCGGTGATCGCGAGTAAGCCAGGTCCCCACGATCCTGACTGAAACGTGCTGTTGTCTTTGCCGGTGGCTAGAAAGCGCACGCCGAAGTGATCGAAGGTGCGCGGCGCCGGCGCGATCTGCGAGTAACCCCAGCGCTGCGTGAATTCCGTGTTGCCCTGACCGAAACACCACGGACCACGGATCGCCGGCGGATCACACGCGACGTCGACGCCGAGTAGACAGTCGTTGGTCGCCGGCTCGCCGTAGAAATCGCCATAGCTGACGAGCAGACATTCCGAATCCTCGTCCCACGTCACGTTGAACACGTCGTTTTGCGACGGGTCGATCACGTCGGCGAGAAACGTGCCCCAGTTCTTGACGAGGACCGCGGCCGGCGCCGTCGCCAGCGGAATCAGCGGATCGGCCGGCGCCGGCAACCAGCTCGCGTCATCCGGCATCGTGAATTCGAACAGCGGAAAGCGCTTTTGCCGGACGCCGACGGTGAACCAGGTGCCGCGCGCCGGCGAGAACGTCAAGCCGGCGGTGTTGCCGAGCGGCGTCGACAAGCGATAGGCGCCGCGGTACTGCAGATCGCGAGCGGTGATGGTCGGCTTCATAACATCGTCAAGAGCAACAAAATCAGCCAAGGAATCAGGATCGCGGCGACGTCGGCCGCGAACGCGAGCAGCACGCGGCCGACGTGCCCTATGCTGCCTTTTTGTACTTCCACAGCCCGAGGCCTTCGATCTTCGCGTGGCAGCGATTACACAGTTCCATCAGATCGGCAGCGGTTTCTATGCCGTAGTGATCGTGAGTTTCGTGATGCAGGCTTGTGCGCAGTTGATTTTTCCCGCAGTTCTTACAACGTCCCTTTTTGAATTCGATGTTGCACAAATCCCAATGGGTCGAGAGATAGAACTCGACGCCGCGCGGAATCGAGATCCCCTGTGTGCGAACGACAGTTTCCCATCCGTCGCCATCGCGAGGATCAACGACGGGGCGTTTTACCGCTGCCGCAGTCTGCGCCGGTGGTAGATCAGAAAGCAGCAGCTTCTTTAGTCTTGCCCGCAGCTCCACCAAATACAGATAACGGAGATCTTTACGTGTAATTCCGCCGGCAATCAGATCGCCATCGCCATCGATCATTTTCGCCGACCAGATCCACTCGTGGTCGGCGGCCTCGAGCGCCAACCATGTGTCATCCCAGTCGATAAATTCGATTGCCTTGTCTAGTCCCGCGATCAGTCCGCGTGTTTCCTTCTCGGCTTGTTCGACACCGAGCACCGAACGCCGTAACTCATCACGATTTCGGAATGCGCGGATCCAACGCTGAGCGAGGGGAACGACATTCGGCGGCTTCGGACAGTGCTCGTTGAAAAGCCGCTCCTCCAAATCGAAAAACTCCATGTGGCCTCCTCTCACAACACCGACCCATCCGGCATCGAGCCGCCGTTGCCGTAGCCCCACACTTTCGCGTCGGTCCATTTCATGTCGTCGATCGTGCAGCACGCGCAATAGCCGCGCGCCGTCGCCTGCGCTTCGTCGGCCGGCTGTCCGGTCGGCGCCTGCGGGAGCCCATCGAACAGATTCATCGCGATGTCTTCGTCCATTCGAAACTTCCAGCGGTTCGCGTTCGTGCCGAAGTGCCAGAGCGTATCGACGATGCGCGCCTGGAGCTCGTCGACCGTCCAGTGCTGATTGCCCTGATAGTTGAGGCCGTCCATGTCGTCACCGAGCGCGTCCCAGAAGCCGAAGCGGCCGCCGGGATCGCCGTCGGCAAACCACGCGGTCACGTGCGGCGAGAAGTGACACCAGCAAGTCATTCCGTGCGCGTGCGCCTGCTGCCCGACCCACTTGAAGATGTCGATCGTGGTCTGGCCAGGCACGTTCCAGAGATTCCATTCCCAACCGGGGATCAGCTCGTCGCAGGCCTTCGCTCTGAACAGCGCCTCCATGATCGGCCCGATGACGTCCTGATACTGCGCGAGCGACATATCCTTCGGATGAAAGTTTTTCGAGCCGAGCATGATCGACGGCGACAACGGCTTGTTGTCGCGCGCGCTAATGATCGCTTTCACGCGCAGACAGGTCTCGATGAACTGATCGAGCGTTTGCGCATTGCCCGGCGGCGAATTGGGTCCGTTGTCGATCGGACCCATGGAATCGCCGGGCGACAGCTTCACATGCGTGTAGCCGATCGCCGCGGTGCGTTCCAAGTACGCGCGCTGAAAGTCGAGCGGATAGCGATCGACAAACCACGACAGAATGCGTTCCCACGCCTTTTGCCCGTTGACGATCTCCGAACTCGTGCCAGGCACCCACGGCGCGCCCGGCATCGTGATGCTCCAAGAATCGGCGCGCAGATAGTCGCGCGTCAGCGGCGGTACCCACGGCAGCTCCGTGCGGTACGCAAACGGCGCCGGCGGAAATACGAGCGGCGGCCGATCGTTGTCGATCGGAATCGGCTGCGACGGGCGCTGCACCGGGCCGCTATTGGCGGTGAGCGTCACGAGATGACGATTCATAACTCTCGTCTTCTCCACTACGGCAGGAACACGTACACCGGGCCATCCGGCTTCGGCCGGAAGGCGACCGCGACGCCGCGGACCTCGAGCAGCTCCCACGGCCCGGCCGTACCGGCGACGCGCGCCGACACGTTCCCGGCTTCATCGACGCTCATAACGTCGCCGGCGGCCGCCGGCCGCGATGTGCCATTCGCTTCCTGGCACGTGAGGCCTTCGGCCGAGTCTGCCGTCAGCGTGCGCGTGTACTTGCCGTCGGCTTGCGGGTTCAGAATCAATCCCAACGAGTAGCGGCTTTCGTGATTCATACGTTTCTCCTCCTTCAGTTACGAGTCCATATCCCATGCGCTTTGAACTGCCGGAGCGCCGCGCGCGCCTCGTCGCGATCCGCGAAGTAGCGCCGCCACCGGCCGCGCCGGTCGGTCCATTCCACGAACCAGAGATGCAACGGATCGCGGCATGGTCCTGCTCGCGCGCTGCGGCGCGCGGCAGCGGATGCGCTTCCGCTCGTCACGACAACTCCGCATAGGCGGCCGCGCGGGCCTCGCTCAGCCGCGCCATCGCATCGTGCGAGCCGCCAGTGTCCGGATGTGCGCTTCGGGCGCGCGTGCGGAAGGCGTCATCGACCATCGCGCGCGTGATCGCGGCGCCGGCCGCGAAGCCGAGCACGATCCGCCAGTCGTGCGAGGCCTGCGGCGGTAACGCCGCATAGCCGGCAAAGGCTTGCTCAAGGGTGCCGACGCCGTAGCGATCGATCCGGCGCAACGCGTCAATGTGCTGCGCGATCGCCGCGATGTTGTCGGCGACCCGCTGCCAGCGATCGCAGGCGAGGCAGCGCGCTTGGCCTTTCAGCCGGAAGTAGACCGCGGCGCCGGGATCGGTCGGTTCCGACTGCCCCGATCGCGGCAGACCATCGAGCCGCGTTTGTACGTTCGTACTGAGAACTTCGTGAGTGGCTCCGAGCCGCGCGAGCTCACCGGACAGCCGTTGAATCGCATCAGCGACGGTCAGCTGCCGCTTAGTCGACGGCAACCGTGCGCCCGTGGCGTCCCGCTGCACGCTGCCGCGCGAGAACGTCGCACGCGAGCGTTGATGCGCCGGCGTCCGTTTCCAGTTCGCCGGCCAGGTCAGCGGATAGCGCGTCGCGTTCTCCGCATCGATCACGGCATATCTCCTTCCCGGTTCCTTGCGTGGTCCGCCAGCCACCGTTCACTGACGGCGCCGACGTCGAGCGGCTGCGCATGCCGCCAGCGCCACCAGAGAACGCCGCCGACGATCGCCGCGGCGCCGACTACGGCCAACATCGCGACGTCACGAATACGATCCACACCCGAAACGATCGCCTGCTCCGCCGAAAGCGTCCGAGGCTGTACCAAATCCCGTCGCCGTGCAGCGGCCGGGTCCGCATCCGCTCGAGGATCGCCGGCGCGGTTTTTCGCTGGCGCACCAGCCTCAAATAGCGATCCGATCCAACTCACCAATCAGCTGCTCACACCGCGGACAGGTCACGTCCTCGCGGGTTATCGCCACCTGGCGCCGTGGAATCCAGCGGCCGCAGATCGCCCGCTCCGGTCCGTAGCGGCTGTGCACCGACGGATCCTCCACCCGGACAAAATGCAGCGCCGGGATGCGCGCCGTGCCCCGGCGCGTCGACTCCCGAATCGGCTCGACGTTCTGCAGCTGCACGCCGGCCGGCGTCAGCCGGCGCGCCAGGTCCCGCGCATCCGCGACCGTATGCGCGTGGAGCACGAGCTGCGATCCGTCTGACCAGATCGCGGTGAAGCGGGCGAGCCGCTGACCGCGCATTACGCCTCCACGTCGGCGGCGCCGCCATGGTCCGCGGCGTCGAGCATCGTTTGCTGATCCCGCTCGCGCTCCTCCGCATCGAATAGCGGGAGCGCCGTCGGGTGCGTGAATTCGCGCACCTTTTCGAGCAGTGCATTCGTCGCGGCCTCGAGCGTCTTTTTGGCGGTCTTGGCGGCGTCAGCCTTCAACTCGTATTTCGCTTGCGCGTCCGCCACGTCGTCGTAACAGATGGCGAGCTCCCGGAGCTGCTCGCTGGCCTCAAGCGGCCGCTGCTGCAACGGCTCGTCGAGGATCTGATCGACTTCCGCGGCCGTCTGCTTGCGGGGCTTGCGTTTCGGCGTGTCGCGTTTCCGTTTCGCCATCGGTCCTCACAGTCGTTCGATAATTGGCGTCCGCACCCGATCGAAAAACTTCCAGATCTCGCGCGACGCATTCCGCGGCGCCACGAACCCGCGGATCTGCTCGCGTTCGACGTCGGAGATCTGGCAGCGCGCGCCGGCTTTCACTTGCACTAGCCGAATGTCGCGGGCGCCGATCGCCACGATGTCGAAGACGCCGAGGGACGCCGCCGCGCGCGTGCAGGCATAGCCGGCGCTCTCGAGGATCGTGATCGCGCGATGCTCCGCGCGCGAGCCTTTCCGCTTCGTGTTCATCGGCGCTTTCTCCGCTGCGCATCCTGAAACGCTTGTGCGAGCATGAACCACTCGTTGCGCTCGCAGAGGGCGACCAGCGCGCGCAGCTCGGTGCGGGTCGTCTGCACTGCACCGCGTTTGATCGCCTGCGCCAGATCGATCAGCCCTCGTACCATCGCATCCGTCAGCGCGACGGCCGAATCGGTCCAGGCGTCGTATCGCTTGCGCCGGCGTTTCATGCACGCCGTCTCCGCTGCATGGCGAGAAAGCCGCCTTCCTGCAGACATTTCGCTAGCTCGATGCGGCCGGCGACGGTGCGCAGCGCGCGATCGAGCGGCACGCACGCGCTACAGAGCGTGCGCTCCCGGTTCGCCCAGCTGCAGCCGGCGTCACACGCGTGATCGTTCGTGCAGCCGCACCAGCGGCAGACACCGGGTCGTTGGCCGATCGGAAAGATCGCGGGTGTCATCTCAGCCCTCCTCGCCGGGTTCGCGTTCTTTCGGCTTCCGGAAAATCGCGTCGATGCGATCCTTGAACGTCAGCATCCGGCCACGCTTCATCGGCAGCGCCCGTGTCGGCGCCGGCATCGGCTTGGGCAAACGTGGCAAGCGCTCGAGGAGCGCGACATAGGCAGCGCGGGCGGCGTACCAGCCGGCGAGCTCCTCGCCGTGCGCCCAGCGGCCGCGCGTGATGACGCGATCGCCGATCCGCGCGTGCGCATCGCGGCCGTCCGGCTCGCAGTCCGGAATGAACCGTTGCGGCTGATCGCTGACGCCGGCGCCCACGCAGACCAGACACCGACACGGCGATCGTTGAAAGTGCGCGCGCTCCGCGGCCAGCCAATCATCGGCCTCGTCCTGGAGCAGCTCGAGGATCCTCGTCTCGCCGGGCGCCGGCATCGCGTCCAGCCATTGCTTCGCCTTCGGAAACCGATCGCCTTGTTCGATCCAGCGATCGGCGCCGGCGACGACCACGCTCATCGGAAAGCGCTTGAACGCGGTGAAGTACGCCTTCGTGATCTGCATCACTTCGAGCGGCGCCGCGCGCAGCCGCATCACGACGGCCAGGCGCTTCACTTCTCCCGAGAACGTCTCGAAATCGGTGTCCGTCATCGCCGCTCCGGACCGCTTTTGACGAGCGCCGCCCACGTCGCGTCATCGGTCACGCCGTTCGCCGGCGTCGCGTGCGCGATCGGCAGCCCGCGGCGCTGCGCTTCCTCCACCGTGACAGACTGCAGCCAGGCCCACCGGGCATCGCGATCGCCGGGCAGGATCAGCGCGGCACTTTCAGCGTCGAGCTGGTAGAACCACGCGAGGAGATCGAAGGCCTCGGCGTGGGCGCCGAGCAGGCGGCAGAGTTCCTCGCGCATCCAGGCGAAGACCACCAGCCGAGCGCCTTTGAAGATCGGATAATGGCCGCGCCCATTCCCGACATCGGCCACCTCCGCCGCACCGCGTACCGGATCAGGTACCGGATCAGAAATAGAAATAGGTACCGGATCAAGTACGACATGTGTCGCCTTTGGTACCCGTTGTCGCGACCGCGCGTTTTTAGGCCTGTTTTTGGGTGGTTCTGGCGGCGCCGGTAGCTCGCTTTGTGCCTCGTGCGGGTGCGGCTTCTGATGCAGCAAAAACTTCGGGATCATGAGTACCGGCTGGCCCGCGGTGACATATCGAGACACAAATTCGCCGCGCTGCAGATCGGCTAGTACCTGATCGATGTCGAAGCCGCGACCGTGACAATGCGGACACGGCGGCTCGTTGTCGTACGGAAACAGTTCGGCTTTGATCCGCTGCGGGCGGTCCACCAGCCGGCCTTCGCGGT